TGACCCATTTTCTGGATACCGAAAGCAAATTTTCCTTTTGTAGCATCACCATCAGCACTTGAAGCAAATCCTGGGATTGATTCAATGATAGTAGCAACTGAAGGAGAAATAATCATAAAGTTAGCACCACCTCTAAGAGTTTTCTGGTGAATCTTGTTAGATACTTTCTGTAATTTAGTTCCTAAAGTTTGGAACCATTGTCCTTGTGAGTTGTAAAAACCTGCACCTGAACCTAATGTTTCCCATGCAGTTTTACCAGCATTTAGAGAAGTGTTGTTTTTAGCACTCCAGTACTCATCAGCAGCTGATGCATCTTGGATTAACATATCTAAAATCTCTAGATCAATTTCTAATGAAATGTACTCACTCATGATAGATGTTAATTCTGCTTCAGCATCTAGTGCTTGATATGCATTTAAATCTTGAGCGAATTCAGGAGTCCATTGTGCTTTTAACTTTCTAGTTTTAGCAACAATTGCTTCTGATTTCATTTTTACATCAATAGATGGAATTGCTAATGCGTCAGCAGCAGTAGATTCAGCGTTTGGTCTACCTGCACCTGCAGCATCTTCGAAATCACCTCTGTTTTGAGAAACTGGTTGTTGGTTGTAGAATAATACAGCAGCACCATTATTTGCAGGTAAAGCTAAATCATTAGCAGATCCTGACATTACAAAGATAATATTGTTTCCACTTACTTTAGTATATTTTGGAAGTAATCTATCAATTGATGCTTGGAAGTTCCACCCATCAGATGAAGATGAGATAGGGAAGAATGCTCTTACACCTTTCATATCTGGTCTTAATACACCTGCAGAAGTAGAATCTACTACTACTCTTTGGTAATCTCCTAATGAAGCAGATAACTCAGCATCATAGTCAATATCTGACCATAAAGCATCAGTTACACCAACAGAAGCAATAGATTGTGAAAATTGGTTAACAGAGTAACCGAATCTTCCCGCACCATATAAACCATCAGATGGGTCTAAACCAGCACCTGGGTTTGTATTACCGTACATAGAAGATGGACTTGTATAAACATCTCCTTGAGGAGTTGCTCCAAAGTTAATTTCTTTGTCTTGTCCATATTGGAAATCTAGGAAAAATACTAGACCTGAAGGTAGGTTCATTGGTTGAACAGAAACGAATTCTTTAGCAGCAATCTGCCCGAATACTTTTCTTACCAATGGTAAAGCTACACCAGCCCATTGAGCACCATTTCCACCATTGGCAGCAAAACCGCCTTGGTCTGTAGATGATTGCTCAACAACAAGTTGCTTAGCTTGGTTTTCAAGAATCATACTCATGTTGTTCTTGTTAACTTCGCTACCCATTCCTTCTAATAGTCCTGTTTTTTCCCACTTGTCTGCTAATCTAGCAGCATCGCTCTGAACACTTTTCCAGTTGTTCGCTGAGCTTTCTAAAAGTGAATTTAATTGTGACATTTTTAGTTGTTTTTTTAATTATTAATTTATTTTATACCAGCCAATTTCTTGAATCTTTCCACCATTGGGTCTGTTTCAATAATTGGTTTTTTAGCGTTAACGTTTGTTGATACTCTTGATGCTGATCCTAAAGATTCCTTAATCATTGATGTTTTCTTTGTCTTTAAACCTTCGTTTAAAGTTTCGAATACCAATTTGGTTTCTTTTACAGTACCTGCTTTATCAAAAGCACCTAATACTTTAACTTTTTGACTTTCTGTCAAAGTTTTTGCTTTGAAAATCTTGTTAGTATATAACAATTTTGCATTAAGCAAATTAACTTCATTTAAATCAGACTTTAAAGATTCGATTGTATTATAAGCTTCATCAAGTTCTTCTTCTTTTAAACCTACTTTACTCATAAGTTTAGCAAGATCATCTTTTACAGCTTTCATAAAATCTTCATCATACTTATTCTTTGAACCAGCTTTGACTGAAGTGCTTGTAGGCGTACCTGCAGCAGCTTCATCAATTTCATCTTCCTCTTTTAAACCTACTTTACTCATAAGTTTAGCAAGGTCATCCTTTACGGCTTTCATAAAATCTTCGTCATACTTGTTCTTTGAACCAGCTTTAACAGAAGTACTGATAGGGTTACCTACAGCTTCTTCCATTTTATCTTTATCGTCTTCTTTGTCTTTTTTCTTGGCTTCAGAAATTTCAACGTCTACGTCGTCTTCAACGTCTACATCTACTTCTTCTTCGCCTTCTTCTTCGAAATTTTCGCCTGCTTCTAACTCGCCTGAAGCAACCATATCTGCAATTACGTCTTCAATGAAGTCTTTAAGGTCTTCGTCAGTCATGTCTTCTAAGTCGATTTCTTCATCTTCTTTGTCTTCCATGTCTTCCTTTTCGTCTTCCATACCATCTTCATAGCCTTCTTCTTCGGCGTCTGTTCTGGCATCTTCGTCGATGTCCTTTTTTTCTTCGTCTAATTCGATTTCTGCTAAGATTTCATCTAAATTAATTTCTTCATCTAGATCTTCGCTTTCCATCATTTTTCTGTCTACAGTGTCCTTTTCAGGTTTGTATTCATCTTTTGCTGGTTTACGATTATCATCAGAATACTTTTTCTTTTCTTCAAGAGCTTCTTCTTCTTCTAAATCCATTTCTTCTAACTTTGTAGCTAGCATTTCTTTTAGTCGAGGAGTAAAAGCTTCTTCAAGTGCTGCCTTAGCATTTGCGATAGCGGTTTCTTTTACGGTTTTGGCGTCAGCGATAGCTTCTTTGAGAATGTCTCTTTTTGCCATTATCCTAAAATTTAATTGTTTGGGAAATACGTTTATTTGGAAACGTAAT